ACATGAAAATGAATATTGCATGGATAATAATTCAAAGCTTCTACTTTTAATTAAGAAATGAGCGTTTAGATTGAATAGTTTATAAAATTTTATCTGTTAATGAACACAGATAAAAATATATCAATTTGTGTTGTAATTGTATCTTCATTTGAACCCTTGTATCTGTTTTGTAATAATATTATACGAAAACAGAGTTTGCAATACAAAATACCTGTTTTTTTCTTACTTAACGGTAAACTTCCTGAAAATTATATTCTTAAGAAAGATGAACGATTTCTTGAACATACAGATGGATTATGTAATCCTTGGATGTTTTTAAAATTTAAGACTATGCTGCAAGAAATTTATAATAATTCTTCTCCAGATTATATCTTGCGGTGTAACTCTACAACTTTTATAAATTTTACCAGATTACCAGAATTATTCGCTTCTCTTCCTACTGAAAACCTTATTGCAGGTCCATTTATGTATTCAACTGGTTTTATAGGAACTAATGTGTTCTGTCAAGGATCAAATATGATTTTATCAAAAGATGTTGCTAAACGATTAGCATATGATCAAAATGAAAAAGATCCTTTTATTTTTGAATATGCAGATGATATAGCGATTGATTTTCTTACAAGAACATATGCAAAAAAAAACGATCTTTCATTATATACAATGAGATATGAAGAATTTACAACTATTCCTAAATTTTATGAATTACCAATTAATCCTGCAAATATTTTTTTTCGTGTAAAGAATAATACGATTAATCGTTTTGAGATTGATTCTGAAATTTGGAAACTCTTACATTATCTTTTTGATGTTATTCACTATAGAAATACTTTTACAGCATGGGCAAAATATACTATAAATACACCTAGATATACTATATACAGTTTTGGTGATGACCATAAAAAAATTTGACCCCTATGCAGAAAAGAATGGTATGCAGGAATGCTTCAAACAATTCTTTCTAGTTGGGGTGTTGAGCAGAACACGGCTCAAAGTATTAATGATATCCGATTAAAATATATTCCTGTTAGCCAAGAAGCATTTATTCAAAAGAAGATTGTCTTTCATAAAGATGATTTGTATTACGAAATTAATACGACATCATCTTTTGCTAAAGGAACAAATGGAAAACTCTTTAATGCTTTCCTTATGGAGACAAGCACAAATCGGTATATTCCATTAGTCGCAAAACGTGTGCCTTCCTGCCTTAATTCAGTTAGAGAAGCTGCTCTGCATGCATTGGTATATGAAGAACAGCCTAAAAATATTCCTAAAATTTATACAATCTTTCGAACAAAAAATCATATCTGGATTCTTATGGAAGATTTGCGTCTAGTTGAAAAGAAAAACCAATATTCATATTGTCTTTACTCTTGGTTAGAAAATGCCTCAGTAATCTTTAACCGTGGTTTGGCATCTGCTGGATTCCGCAAGATTATTTCAAAAGTTTTAAAATCGGTTTTACATCTATCAAAGAAATATTCATTTCTGCATGGAGACTTACATACTGGAAATATCTATATCCAAGGAAGTAAGAATCATATTAATAAAGTGATAGTCATTGATTTCGGATATTCAATGATTTCTTCAACAGGTAAACATTCTAAATCACCTTACTGGCTTTCTTATAAGGATGGTATTGATGCTGCTGTTCTCTTATGGTCTCTTTATAATTCAAGTGCCTTTCAGAAATCTGCCGATGCTACTTTGCTTTCTTGGGTTTCTAGCAAGTTACTTCTTACGAATGGAATTGATCTGAAAAGTTTTAAAAATCTGAAAGATGTGTATGAGAAGCTGGAAAATTCTAGCAGTGATGATCTAATTCGCCTTAAGATTGCAACTCTTGTTACTGAATTTGCTGGAATTTAGATCATATTATTATTATTTTTTAATCTATTGCATGATTTTTCTTACTTTTCATGTCTTTCTTTGAAACTATGACATCTTTTACTTAAGTTGGTGAATTTATTTGAAAGATTGGATAAATTTGATTTTTTATTTCTTGATATCTAGTTGTATAATGAGTTGCAATTTTCCCCGTTTTATAGGCCTCTATAGACCTGCAGAAGATGGTTATCAAATTATCTTTAACGATGAAGGATCTTTAAAGATAATGACTTCGGTTTGTGGAGAAAAAGTATCTTATGTAGTGCAAGAATCAAAAGAATTTCCCTTAGACGATATGTTTCAGGCATTTATAGATTCCTCTGGTAAAGAAATCTACTATTGGCCAACTGGATATGAACTACGTCGGCAAGTTCCACGTTCATGGCATGAAAAAAAGGCTGCTATCTATCCAATCTTTCAATTCCTGCATCCACCTGTTGGTCTTACACATAGTGTAATTAAGGCATCAGGTCCATCTTTCAGCACTGATGCAGTTTCTTGCATGAAAGTTCTAAGGGCTGCAGCTTCAAAAGAAAAAAAAGATATGTTACGGATTCTTGTTTGATACAATAAAGTTCATAAAAAATTGAACGCGATTTTTACTGTAGCTAAAGTTTAGTGTTTATTCCGTAAGAAAGTAATTTGTAATGGCTTCTGCTTCTGCTTCGAATGCAATGATGTCCGTCGCGATTCCGGACGAGTTCCTCTGCCCTATTACGGGAGAGCCAATGATGGATCCTGTAAATGTATGCGCCGAGGGGCATATCTTTGATCGAGCTGCAATTAATCGCTGGTCTGCTGAGGGTAAGAACAACTGTCCTACCTGCAGGACGCCACTCGGATCGCATCGGCCCGAGCGGCATCTTAAGAATGCGATTCAGACTTGGCTAACAGCCAATCCCTCTATGCGGGCTTCTAGTTCAGCTCCAGCCTTTAAGGATGCTTCTCTTCGGCTGACTGGCTCTACCTTTCCGGATGGTGCAAAGAACTTCTTGCATATCCGTGCAGAGTGCGATCCTTCTTCTACCCGACAGCCTATTGTAGTTCTTATTGCACTGGATAACTCCGGCTCCATGGCAGAGCTGGTTGATCCTGATAATAAGGAGATTCTCTACACCCGCATGGATCTGGCTCGTCACACTGTCAATGTAGTGGCCAACATGCTCGGACCTCTTGATTCACTTGGTGTCGTATCCTTCAGCACTGGCTCAAAGCTGGTTATGGATCCTACTCTGATGGATGAGGCTGGTAAGGCAAAGATCAAGGCTGTTCTTCAGATAGTTCAGCCAGATGGATCTACTAACATTGATGCGGCTGTTCGTGCTCTTATGAACATGGCCAATCGTCCTGAGATGACCGGCAAGAACATCTTCGCCGCTCTTCTGACTGATGGAGAGGAGACTGTGATTCCTTCCCCCAGTGGAACGGTCAAGGCTCTTTGTCGCCTTGAGATGCAGAATCCGTGGAACTTTTCTACCTTTGGTTTTGGCTACAGCCTAAATTCAGTTCTGCTGTCGCAGCTTTCGGAGATGCCTACATCTGGTGGATCATTCGGTTTCATCCCTGATCTTACGATGATTGGCACCATCTTCATCAACTGGATTGCAAATGCTCTTTCTACTGGAGTTAGGAACACAGAGATTGGGTATTCTGTAAATGGTTCTGAGCCAGTTTTCATCCATAGCGGACCAATTTCTGTCAGCCAGCCCCGGGATTTCTTGGTTCAGATCCCTGCAGGTGCAAGTGTAAAGCTTCACCACAATGGTGCGACCATTGATACTGCTCCTTCTACTGCATCTGAGTTGGTTCTTGCACAAAATTGCTATATGGAGGCTATCGAGCAGATGATCTCTGTGGCTGGTTCTGGTCGCAACGACGAAACCTTCAGCATTCTTGCAAAGGTTATTCAGCGTTTTGCGGATTCGACTAATCCCGCTGTCAAGGCTCTTCTCCGTGATATTGAGTCAGCTGATCCTACTGAAGGCCAGATTGGTATGGCTGGTCGCTACTGGAGTCGCTGGGGTTCTCATTATGCCCGCTCCTATCTCCGCGCACAGAAGCTGCAGCGCCGTCTCAATTTCAAGGATCCTGGTTCTCTGATCTATGGTGGTGATGAGTCTTCCCTCTTTTCTCAGTTTGCCGAAACTGGAGAGCAGACTTTCATGACACTTGAGCCTCCTCTTCCGACAGGCCAGTCATATTCGAGTGGCCCTGCTCCTGCTCCTACTTCTGCACAGGTTTCAAACTATCTGCGCCAGCAGACACAGTCTGCATATAGTGGCGGTTGCTTTCAAGGTGATATGCTTGTTCGCCTTGCAGATGGAGAGCATAACTACCTCAAGTGCCTCCAGCCTGGTGATATGGTGTGGACTCCTAGCGGTCCTGCAGAGGTTATGGCTCTTGTCACGATTGGTCACGCTAAGGAGAAGAGTCTCATGATGAGCAAGGTTCAGAACTGTGTGCTGACGCCTTACCATCCTTATCTCAATGAGAAGAACCAGTGGACTACTGGTATGGATACAGTTGGTTCTGAGCCTGTGGACATTACAACAGTCTACAATCTTGTTCTGGATACTGGTCACATCATTGATGTTGGTGGTATTAAGGCATGCACTCTCGGCCACGGATTCAAGGGTCCTGTGATTGAGCATCCTTTCTTCGGAACGCAGGCTGTCATTGATGACTTGAAGAAGACGGCTGGATGGAAATCGGGGTATCCCACTTACCAGAACCTGGAGGTGCGGCGCGCAGCTGGCGTTATTGTGGAGTGGTTTGATGCTCCGTAAAAAGTAGGGTGGATGAATGCGCTTCCGAAACATCAAAAATATAAAAACATGTATGGACAAAATGAATTATTTTGGGGTTTAGGCATTGAAGAAGAGACTTATTTACAATTTAAAAAACCTATTTTTGTTGCTGCTCCTTTGATTCGTCAGAATCATGCAGAAGAAAGATACAGTGTAAATTATTATTCAAGTTTCAAACCAGGTTATCGGACATATTTTGAAACACAATTTCCAGATGCATCAGGCTGTATTCCAATGCCTTATTTCATAAATAGTCATGCTTTAAGCAAATGCGATACGAATGGATTTCATCAGACAACTTATGAGAAGAATCCAAAACCAAATCTTAAATTTTCTGGCAAAACTTTTTTTGAAGAACTCCAAGAATTTTGCCCCGACATATTTTTAAAAGAATATGAAGTTAATTTTATCTTTGATGGTGACTCTATCGAATTTATGACACTTGGATTTTATAAAACTAGAGCAAAGACAATTGTTAAAGAACTTATTACTTATAAAGCGCGTTTCTTGCAGAAGATAAATGAATTCTTGCTTGTAAAACGACGATATATGGATAAAGGTATGCTAGAATACCCACAGAAGAATCCCGGTTGGGCTGTCTTTTATACAAATCCAATGAATGTAGCTATGTTTAATTCTGGCACGTATCATATTAATATTACGATTCCTTCTCTGTTAGGAGCTAAAGTTGGTGATGAACCTCCTCCTCTTCTGCATCCTAAAATATTTGAACAACAACATAAGCAGGCAATTTTGTTATATCAATGGCTAGAACCTCTTTTAATTGCTGTCTATGGAACACCAGATCCATTTTCCAGCAGAAATCCAGAATTTAGTCACGCATCTCAACGGTGTGCCATGAGCCGCTATATAGGTATTGGAACATATGATGCTGCAGAAATGAAAGAAGGAAAGATTCTAACAATGGAAATTGATACAATAAAAGCTGCATCTTATCCTTATTGGTGGTATTTGCGATATCATGAAAAAAGTGCTTATAAGAAACTTGAAAAAATTGGATTAGACATAAATTTCAAGAAACACTATAATCATGGAATTGAATTGCGTTTTTTTGATTGGTTTGCTGAGGATCGTTTATTTGAAATTCTTGAATTTTTAATTAGTCTTGCAGATTGTGCTATTGAAAGATCTGAAGTGGATGATCCTTCTCTTTCAGAAACTTGGAATGATTTAGTTTTAGGTATAATGCAAGAAGGAAAATGGTTTCATCCTAACTCTAAAATGCTTGGATCTCTTGAAAAGGTTCTCGGAATTCAAATTACAGGTTTGGCAACTTTAGATATTTACGAAAATATTAGACTGCAGGTAGTTAAAAAGTATAGAGGAATCTGCTGCAAGGCGATGTTATAGAGGTTCCATCATAGAGTAATACTCATCTACACGACCTTTTCTGAGATAGCAGGGATCTAGCTGATCCATTGTCTTTTTATCTTCATTGCTTGTCATGATAATAATGACATTCTTGTAAAGAATAAGATCATCCATAAATGTATTATAGGTCATCTTATTGTGAATGAGTGTTGTGATATTCTTATGTTTCTGAATTATTCCTTCATCAACATGACGAATAAGAGTATTGATTTCTTCAAGAACAATAACTGTAGGAGTTTCATCTGAAGGCTCAGTATCCCGAAGCATTACATGAAGCGTGTCACCGGGATCAGTTGGATTAAATGAATGACAGAAAGTTCCATTGAGTCGCTTTGCTAGAAGGAGGCCAATAGTGCTTTTACCTGCGCCTGATACTCCATGAATGAAGAATACACCCCGTCGTTTCTCTTCATATTTCTTGCAGATATCATCTATAACACTTTGCTGGGATGGCATAGGTTCAAGACCCTGCACATCAAGACGAAGACGAGAATAGAAAAGATTAGTAAATCCTCCTTCCCGACCAAAGATCATAAGAGGCTGTCTTTCCTCTTCTTTTGCAACTGTTGCTTTGCCTTTTACAACAAATGCAGAGGAAATCTTTTCTGATTCAACTAGCTTTAGAAACGCATCTTTGGTTGTCAGAATATGAACTTCACCTGATCCACTATCTCTTGATCCTGAATATGTATAATATCCTGCACAGTTAAATCCAATAAATGTTCCAGATGGAAAGAAATTACCGTATTGAAATATAATTGTGGAACTGATTGTCGTCTTCTGCAAGACCTTGATTGCTGCACGAATGCGTTCCTCATCATTCTTAATTGTATAATAATTGATTCCAAATACCCTTAGAACAAAGAGAAATGGAACAATAATTGGAGTAAAGATTGATAGAATACCGATTCCTCCTGTCAAATATGAAATTGCTGCAAAGAAATTCATTCTCTTGATACTTGGATATGCAAAAAAATACTTCAATTTTATTACATGCTTTAATTACAATACTAGAATTAGACTTTCATCAACCATGTTAATGATTCTAGCAGTCTCCATAAAGTGCAGGCGGCCTGAAAGATCATAAAAGTTATGATAGATACTCTTTGTAGAATTCATATAATTAGTATACTGATTCTTTAGATCATCGAGTGATAGCGATTCAAGATACTGTCTGCGATGATTTAGTATAGTCAAACGATCTATAGGAGAAGTTAGAGGAAATAGATATGATGAAATAAGATATTCAGTTGCAAGAAACTGGGCAACTGCATTGCAAGTAGTATAGAGCATCAATGACTTATTATCTGGAAGTTCAACTGAAAGAAGAGACCGTTCTCGTTCCTCTAGGCGACGCTTTCTTGAAGGTGCAGGTGGAGCTGTAACTGCGGGCTGCTGGATCTGCCTCGGCGGTGTAGAAAATGTGTTTGTTTGAACTGCCTGAGCTGTTGTTAGTGGAGGCATATCATCCCATTCAGTATGTATGCGATGCCAATATAGGTCGCCCTGCCGGATGACTTCAATCGAATCGGGAATCTCATCTGGAATTAGATGAGCCATTGTTGGAAGAATATGCCCATCTTCAGTTACATGATACGGTGCATTCGGGTTTGAATTTGAGCGAAGGCTGGTTGACAGATTAAAGATTGGAATATTTACCTCATTTGGAGTGGATCGCAAACTCTGCATGTTAGAGAAGATCCATGTAGGAATGTTTACAGACCACGGTTTGCGGATAATATTTCCCCTTCCCGGAAAACGAATATAGTCAAATAAGATGATGTTATTCTGATAAAGAAATGAATGAAATCCTTGTTCAGTTACATTATTATTATTTACAGTGCGATACAATAGATTTTCATCAAGAGTTGAAGGTGGATTTCCTGCAAAGAAAATTCTGCCTGATGGAAACAAATTATTTGTAAAATTGGTAGGTTTTACTACAGTCTTGAATACAGATAGAAGGGAACTACTTGCAAAACTCCGTGTCTGATTACTAGATTCCGGAACCCAAATAAAGAGCGAATTTATTCCCATAATACAAAGCTTACATATTTACAAGAGGAAAGACATGGTTCAAATTTATATTGTTTATAAAGAATGTGCAAAGTTTAAAATTGAACAGTAAAAAAATAGATATAAATAGTATGCGTTTCTGTGAACTCTGTGATAATTATCTGTTTGTAACTACTGAAGGAGACAAACTGGTTTATAAATGCCGGAAAGATGGTATTACGATACCGGTTGATCCAAAATCAGCGGAAGAGGCGCTCATTCTTGAGACCCATTTTCGCACAGATTCCCAGAGTCAAAAGTCGAAACAGTCTTTTATGAATGAATTTACTCGTGCGGATCCTACAATGCCCCATCTTCATAATGTTAAATGCCCTAATACTGGCTGTGCATCAAATGGAGTAGAAGCTAAGCAAAAGGATATTATTTATGTCAAGACTGATGTAAAGAATCTATTATTTGAATATCAATGTCAAGTCTGCAATAAGCAGTGGAAGACTTGAGCTGAGTATTAGATATAAGAGTATAATATCTTTGAATGAATAGGGATTATGAGTGGGACTGGAGGAGCTGGTCTACTTGAATTAGTTGCTCGTGGAAAAAAAGATACATTTTTTTCTGGAAAACCCAAGATTAGTTTCTTTCATTCAGTTTATCGTAGAGCTTTACCCTGGTTACGAGAAACAAGAATTTTGCTGCCCCGAAATGAAGTGGATTTTGGTTCTTATGCTGATTTTTACCTAGAACCTGTTGGAGATTTAATACGAAATATCTGGTTACAAATTACTCTTCCAACTTGGTTACCTCCAGAAATTGCCGCAGTAAATGGAACATCACTTGTTCATGATCTTGCAGGAAATTCATGGGGTTATACCGATTCATGTGGATATTATTGTATTGATAAAATACAGCTTTTTCAAAATCAACTGATGATCTATGAAGATTATGGGGAAGCAATGTATTTACGAAGAAAGGCGCAGCTACCAATTGATACTGCAGCCGTTTATGATAGAATTAGTGGTAGCCTTCGTAATGAAGATACGTTTTCTTTAACCTTGCAGCGGAATGCCACACCCGGTCCCCTCCTAATTCGTTTACAGCTTCCTTGCGACACTCTTGCAACTGATTTTGGAATTCCAGTTGGTGCATTACAATCTTTCTCTATGAAAGTTCGTGTTTACTTACATCCTGTTTCTCGTATCATACAGAACTCGGCCGGATCTCTTTTACCCAATCCTTTTTCACAAACATTTACAATTCAATCAACTTCTGGGGGACCTGTAACTTCATTTCAGACAAAAGATAAGAAAGATTTTGGTAGGCCTCTTCTGCAAATGCGGGCAGAGTATGTATATATTGATGGGGAAGCACAACGACTGTTACGAGATAATGAATGGTATATTCCTATTCAGAAATGTGTTCGGAATGAATTTACATTAGAAGATTATTTTTTTAATTCAATTGGCGGATCACCCACATTGCGTAAAGATATTGATATTTATGGATCAGCACAGCGGCTTCGTATTGTCTTTCAAACAAGTGCCAACTTTCTAGCAGGTGATTGTGGTAATTATGTGCCTACCTCTAGTGCATGGTTTACATCTCTTACTTTACTCATACACGGATTTGATCGCCTTGGTGTTTATGATCCCACTGTTTTTGAAACAGTGACGCCTTATTGTCATAATACTGGTATCTATATTCCGTATGTATATCAACTTGATTTTGGATCGGATGATCTTGGAATTCCTGCAGGAACGTTAAATTTCACTGAGACTGAAAAACCTGAGTTGCAAATAACAATGGTTGATCAAACTGCTGATCCCAGAACAGAAACGAAAAAAACATATTTGCGTGTCTATGCTGATACATGGGATATTCTATTTATTGCATCGCAAATCATGAAGTTGCCTTTTGTCTAAAAGTCGTCATCGGGTCCCGGACCATAAGGAGGAGTATTTGTCTTCTCAATATCCTCTTGATCAAGGTTACGGGAATCAAAGTTCTGAGCATGAATAATACGCATACGAGTTACACTCTGAAACTTGTTTGTGGATTCATTATGATTCTTACGCTTAATGCGAATAATTTCATCATCGTCGTCTGAAAATCCGCCTTCAATTGGATCATCGTAGCTCATATCAATCCGATGGACTTGGGGCCTGAGTCGACGAATAACGGGAATTGGAATATCGGGCTGCTGCACCTGATTCTGAATCATAGTGCAGCGAATCTGCTCGTTCTGAATTCCCTTATTGGCGGCAGCCTTAAAATCGGGAATTGATCTGACCGTATGTATGATTATGTTTGAACTGGAACTGGAACTGGAATTAAGAGATGGAAAATCATCTTTGTTTTGGAAATTGATTGTAGGCTCTGCCTTCCTTGGAGGAGAAGGCTGGGAATACATTGTTGGAAGTCGTCGGCCTCCTCCTGCATAAACACCAACACGCCTGTTTGAAAATACACCTTGACTCAAAGAGGAATTAACAGGAGCAGATGATACCATATTCTGACCTCGGCGGGCACCAATTACATTCCAATCAGACATTCTTATTTAATTTCTGCTAACTTAAGTGTGCCTTTTGTTTCTTTTGGCAAGGGGGTCAAATTTTTTGATATTCTTACCCAAAATTGATTATCTTGTTTAGAGTGGTAAAAGGCAGAATGAACATCAATCGTATGAAATGGTATGGAAAAAGAGCACTTGAATCCGGAACGCACTAAGAAACTAAAAGTTGCTTGGCAAGCTCCGCCCGGTAATTCGGCTGCTCATTACTATATGACATTTCCTCATCTTGAGCCATTCTGGCTTCCGGATGATCATCATATTGTAAAGTATAATGAGGATTTATATCCGAAACATCGCGATTATAGGACTTTCAAGTCGGCACCTAAGAAAATGATGAGAAGCAGGCTGATTATTATCGGCGCTTGGAGGCTTGGAAAATCAATGGAACTCCTATGCAGAGTTCTTTTCCTCTAACACACGTAGTTTTAGTACTGCGTCTTCGTATTTTTTCGCACACTTGGCAACCTCTTTTACAGCTTTTATCCTTCCCTTCATATCCGAAATAATACCATTTCTATCAAATGTTTGCTCCATTTTGATTGCTAAATTCCAGCGTTTGCTTAAATCTGTAACAAGTTTTTTCTGCTCTTTTATTTTTTGGGGAAGAGGCACATGCATTTATTTAGTGGGGCGATTTAAAAACCTCCGCGCAAACGAAGAACAAGGTGGAGCGTGGACTCTTTCTGAATGTTGTAATCACTTAATGTGCGCCCATCTTCTAGCTGCTTTCCAGCAAAAATGAGTCGCTGTTGGTCAGGTGGAATTCCTTCCTTATCTTGAATCTTCTGCTTCACATTTTCAATGCTGTCGGAAGGCTCGACATCCAGCGTGATCGTCTTACCCGTTAATGTCTTAACAAAAATCTGCATTGGTATTATATTCTGTATACAGATTTTTATTTTAAGTGTTGATTTAGAAATGGAAACCCTCCTCCTCAACAGGTAGCGTTCCAAGAATCTTGTTCACCTTAGTTTTCTTATTTGCAATATAAAGGCACCACTCATCCCAAGACAAATGGTCATTGTCTCGGATATCACACCACTCTAGCATCTCCTCAAAATGCGTAATCTTCTTATTAAGATCATCTACCTCTTCCTCATCTTCAATAGTCCATGCCGCCTTCTTTGCATAATATCCTCTGCGTATGCAGGCACGCTCCAGCATATGCCGCCAATACTGCGCAGGAAGATTACTATCCATTTCGAATGATTCTTTACTTTGATTCTTTGGCTCTGCTTTTATTTGTGGCGCTTGACCCTTCAATTTTTTGCAGTGCAAAAAATAAGACAATTTTAAACGGAAAAAAAGAAATAAGATAATTCTTTCGGATAGTAAAAATATTCCTATATATAAATGCTTTGCTGCTGGAAAAAGAAGACTGAGGTAGAAAAGTTATCAAAGCCTCTTCTAACAGATTCAAAATCTGTCACAGGAGAACCTAAAAATCTAGCAGAAAGAAGACCTACCGGATTTGAACCTGCCAGATTAGAAGAAAAGCATATTAAATCTGAACCGATTCCCGTTGAAATGAAACCTATTTCCTTGCCTTCTCCTGCAAAAGTTGAATTACCTTATGCTTCACCAACTCCTTTACCTGCACCCATATATATAAAGTCTGAACTACCTTCTGTTGAACCTAAGCCTGCTCCTACAACTATTGAAGTAAAGCCTGATCTTGTTGAAGTAAAACTAACGCCATCGCAAGATCCAATTGAAATTGTGAATACCAATAAAAAAAAGAATTTAAAATCAAACAAGCGCATATAACTTACGATGAGCACATAACACACTCAGTCTCTTCCTTCTTTGCAATCTGCTGAACAGGCTCCACTGTAAACTGCTGTGCCTTAACAGCAGACTTTGTCCTCAGATAGTAAATTCCTGTCTTAAGGCCGCGCTGCCAAGCATATACGTGCATGCTTGTTAGCTTTCGGAAATCGGGATCCGGGACATACAGATTTAGAGACTGGCTCTGGCAGACATAGACGCCCCTATCTGCCGCCATATCAATCAATGTCTTCTGCTTCATATCCCAAACAGTCTTGTAGAGGGTCTGTAAATCTTTAGGAATATCTGCTAGACCCTGCACAGAACCATTGTTTGCAATGATCTTATTCTTAATCTCATTGCTCCACAAACCTCTTGCAAGAAGTTCGTTAATTAGATACTTGTTTACAAGAATGAATTCACCTGCTAGAGTTCTGCGGGTATAAATAGTGCTTGTAAAAGGTTCAATACACTCATTATAACCCAGAATCTGACTCGTAGATGCTGTCGGCATCGGGGCTACGAGCAGTGAATTACGAAGGCCAAATATAACAACGCTCTTCTTTAATGCAGTCCAGTCAAGATCGGGATGCTCAATGGGTTCTGTATTCCACAAATCAAATTGTAGCTGACCAAGAGAAGCCGGCGATCCCTTGAATGAAGAATATGATCCTTCATCCTTTGCCAGCTCGACTGACTGTTCAACTGCAGCATAATACATATGACCAAAGATCTGCTTATTGAGTGCAAATGCCTCAGCGCTTTCCCATGGCAGATGGAGAAGAGCAAATACATCTGCTAGACCCTGCACACCTAGACCTACCGGACGGTGACGCATATTTGACTTCAAGGTTTCCGGAGTTGGATAGAAGTTTACATCAATGACACGGTTAAGATTTGCAACTGCTAGACGAACAATCCGACGGAATTCAGTAAAGTCAAACTTACCTTCCTTGATAAAGGCTGGAAGTGCCATAGAGGCCAAGTTACAAACAGCTGTCTCATCCGGTGCCGAATATTCAATGATCTCCGAGCAGAGATTGGATGACTTGATTACACCCACATTCTTCTGGTTACTCTTCCTGTTTGCGGCATCCTTGTAGACCAAATAAGGAGTTCCAGTCTCAATCTGCGAATCAAGAATGTCAAACCACAACTTCTGAGCCTTTACTGTCCTACGACCACGTCCTTCGCGCTCATACTGCTCATAAAGTGCAACAAACTCTTCGCCATAGCAATCTGCCAGGCCGGGAGCCTCCGCCGGGCAAAAGAGGGTCCAATCACCATTATCAACAACACGCTTCATAAAGAGGTCAGGAATCCATAGAGCATAGAAGAGATCACGCGCCTTCTCATCTTCAGCTCCAGTATTTGTCTTCATTCGAATAAAATCAGCAATATCCGCATGCCAAGGCTCAAGATAGATTGCAAATGAGCCATTGCGCTTTCCACCACCCTGATCAACATAGCAGGCAGTATTATTAAAGACTCGAAGCATTGGAACAATTCCGTTACTAACACCATTCGTGCCATGGATAATTGATCCCTTTGCTCGAACATTATGAATATGAAGACCAATTCCTCCACTGTGCTTGCTAATCGTCGCACAATCTTTCAGAGTCTCGTAGATTCCAGAAATAGAATCTTCCTTCATAGCCAAGAGGAAACAAGAGCTTAGCTGCGGCTTAGGTGTGCAACTATTGAAAAGTGTCGGTGTTGCATGAGTATACAGCTTCTGGCTCATAGCATCATACGTTTCAAATGCTTGGTCTAGATTTGAAGCCCATAGCTCTAAAGCGGTGCGCATCCACATGTGCTGCGGTCTTTCTAGCACCTTCCTCTTCTCATCTCGTAGAAGATATGACTTTTCAAGGGTCTTAAAACCGAAATAGTCGAATAGATAGTCGCGATTGTAGTCCAAACGAGATTCAATCTGCTGACCATGGGTCTTCATTAGCTGGACAAGCTTATCTGATACAGCAGGCTGCAATTCGCCCTTCTTATTCTTAACTGCCGCAAGAAGATTAACGACTTCAGAAAATGTTTCCGGGGTGCTCTTATGGTGATTGCTGACTGCAATTCTAGATGCAAGAGTCCCATAATCAGGATGTTCAGTAATATAAGAAACTGCTGTTGTGCAAGTCAGTTCATCCAATTCACTTGTCTTGATACCGTCAATGATAGAAGCAAGCACCTTCTGTGAAATCATTGTAAAATTCACATTCAATCCTTCTCCGGCTGCACGAATACGAGCAGTTACCTTGTCAAAACTGACATCTTCCTTTTCACCATTTCTCTTGACAACCTGCATATCTATGTTATTGCTCATTCCTTTGTTAACCTAAGAACGCATCAATAACGTTTCAAATTTATTGTTTACATAGGATAGAATGTATGCTATATTTTTACTTATTTTAATCCTTTTATTAGGACTTAATGTAATGACAGCTGTGAAAAATGGATACTTAACTTCTTTACCTGTTGTGACACAGCCCATTTTGAAAACTGAATCATTTTCTGACTGTAAACAAGCAGATAAAGATTATAGACTTCTAGCAGATGTCCTTCCTACGACAGATCCTAGAAGCGTCATTGTGACGGAAAATAACTCATATACATGCAGACTTTTAGATGATAGTGTTTCTTTGCAGGGATCTGCCGATTATTCGCAAAGAACTAATAATTATAAGCGCGTTTATCCTGATAGTTGCACAAGTCCCTGGCATGAATTAACGCTTAATTTTTATGATATAAATTCAAAAAAACCAATGCAATCTGAATCACCTAAATGCTAATCTTCACTGAAAAGCCAGTTTGACTTTTTAGATGTCCACTCTTCATATCGCGGATCAAACTCAGACCAAAACTTTTCATATGCTGGAAATCCAATTTCACTCCACCAGAAAGTATTTCGGTGAACTGTCTTCCAATGACTATTCTCCAAAATCCAATATGTCTTTTCAATTAACTCATCTTCTTCTTGCAGGGTCGGGGTCCATCGTGTAAGATTACTTGAATAGGCTGAATCAAATGGCCCATATTCATATCGTAGAGTGCTTCCATTCAGAATAACTGCTAGAACCCCACACCAGCCAGTTGTTTCTTCTGGAAGATCTTTATATTGTTTAAATTTCATCTCTACAAATTCTACAATTGGACAATTTAACACCTCCATTTGAATTTGCATTTGGCAGTAATAATCGTGCGGAATTTCATCTTCTACAGGAATTCGTGTTATAGGACATTTAATTTCTATTAGATGTCCCTTGAATTTACCTTCAGTAATTAGGCCGTCAGGACTTGCTGCTAAATTCTTATGAGTTTCATGCACGATTCTTCCTACATTATCAAGTATTTCTGCACCTTCAAAGAACATTTTACTTGCTAGAAGCCTAGCGACTGGCTCAAAACGATGCCCCCAAACTGTTGCCGGTAGAGAAAGATTTTCGTTTGAGACTCCTACAGGTGTTGAATCTCCTGTAGGTGATGATACTTCACCAATAAAGACACCCGAATCAGTCTTTTTTTCAAATTTCCTTATAAATACATTTTTTCTTACTGCAGATTCTGCGCCTCCTAAAATGTATGCAAATTCACTTGCAGTAAGAAGTCTTGATTTTTCGGCATGCCATTGCTGCGTATGCTGTTCTGTTTGATTTTTAGATTTTACTGTTGTAATAAACTTTATTGCTTCTTTTTCTGAGAATCGTCTAGCCTTTTTCTCAGCCCATTCAATCGTTGTTAGCAATAAGGTATCTAATATTTCTCTTTCTTTGATTAAAATTTCCTCTTCTTTTTCAATATGCTCATTGATTTGCATCCACTCATCCCAGATTCCATCTCTAACATATTCCAATTCCCATTTATCCAAGGGGAAAATACGATCTGAAAGTTTATACCACTCAACTAACCACTGACTTATATTGGTATACATTTCTACTTCTACTCTTCCGTTTTTGTTTCTGGTGTCTTGGCATCCACTTCTACTCTGCTCCTCCTCTTTGTTGCCCTCTGTATTTCTATTTTGAATGTTCGTCCTGATTCAGTATGCGATACAATTAACCCTTTTATGTCTTCAATTTTACAGCTTTCAGTATTATAATTAATTACAATTCGTGTCTTTAACAGTCCTCTTTCTAAACCATTTAATAGTGTCTGTGTTAAGGATGCTTTTTCTTGATCATTCAAACCGGGATATTCATTTGCATACAGACGAATACGATCAATCTTCAATGCTCTATCAAGCTTTATCCAAGGCTTCTTAAGAGTATTCTTATTTTCAGAAGCAAAAAAGAGATCCATACCCTTTTCCACATTTTGCAAGAAATCTAGAGGATTTGATAATTGAATTAATGGTTGGGCTTGCGTTTGCGGAGGGCCAGCTGGTTGAACTGGTGTTGCACCTAATGTATTTATAATAGTCTTAGTTCGTTTTACTGTCTTCGCCCTTTGCATCCTAAGTAAGTATAGCTCCCTCCTTTTAAATCACACGGTCAGATAGTTCTAGTGCTCTTTGTAATAATTTTTTTGTCTGATCGTCAACTTCACAATTATCATTCCACCCAAAAGGATCCTGTAGCGAATTCATTTTTTTATTATATAATAATGTTATTACATTCCCTGATACAGGAACTGTTAACTCTGCAAACATCTTAGGCATTTTCTTATCCGTTTTCCATTGTATCTTATATAAATTCCATTCACCGCGGGAAAATAATTCTTTCCCTGCAGATTTTGCTGAAAATGGAATTATATGAAAAGTAAAAAGACTCATAAATCTAAAAGGTTCGGTTGCTTTATGCGTTGATATTTACAGTATATTTAATATACATTTAATAGAAGTATGAATAGGCCTACTGCTACATTTCATGGAATGAATCCCCAACAAAGAGACACAAAACTATCAATGCTTCGAATGGATCCACGAGGACCACGACCTGTATTTGATCCAACATTAGTCGGAAGGCCGGAGGGAAACGCATTTAGAAAAGAGGAAAAGAATCCTGCAACAGATTTTGTTGGAACTGAGGTGCCTCAAAATGGTGTGCGAATTCGTATAGAACCTAATATCCGTGATGCAATGAATGCTCGAATGCTAGAAGGTTCCCAATTTACTGCTGCTAGAAATATAACTCCATCAGATGGACCGATTGTTCAGGATATGAATCCTATAAGTTCACGTAGAACTGTTGCTAGTTATAAACAAGCTATGGAATTCTTTCCAGATGTTGAACCTGTTATTAAGTCTGGAGGTGTTGTTCCGCAAACTGCTCCTATGCAGGCTCCTCCTCGTTTTATGGATAATCCTTATTTGCAGCGTCAAGATGCTGTTGGAGAACCGCGACAGATTATAAGGGAACTTAAATCAGCTGTAACTGAAGATAACCGTGAATTGTATCTAAATAATTCGCAAAAGTTAGCGAATCGGAATTTTTCTCATTTTTGGATTCCTCAACAGGATGAGGAAGTTCTTAAAAATGCAAATCTTCAAGCATACGAATTATTAAAACCCAAACTTGACGATTTTTCAAATGATTATCGGAAATTTAATTCTAAAAAATAAACTAATCAAAACTAACGATAACATTTACTTCATGCTGATTAACTATTTTCATGGCTGAGCGCGATAATTCTGTGCGCTGTCGTCTTCCTGAAAGTAGCTTTTTACTTTCCTTTGAATAATGCTCTTTTATGCTATTATTCATATCTTCTTCGATATCTTTTCTATTTTCTTCGATAAAATCTATAATTTTCTTCTCAATAAACCAACGAAAAAAATTAAGTTGACCAACAGTTGTCATAATAGGTGCTTGATTTATTGCCTCAAACATAATGCGTTCTCTTCTGCAAAAAGGGTCAAAGAGTTTCTTTGAATATGCTTTTAGTTCTCTTTTATAATTAAAATGAACTAAGAATTGCTTTGTTCCAAGAATATAGGATGTATTATTCTTCTTTGCATAGTTTGTGATAAACCAATCAACTAGACGTAAACTTATTGGTGATTCTCCTTTTAGAATCGGCGTTACTCTTTCCAGATTACCGGACTGATTATAAAACGTCTGCAAATTCTGAACAATAAAATCTTGGCGGCACTGAACACGGGCTTTTTGGGTTGTGGAGCGCGGATCAATTTGGCTTTCTTGCATTATAATCTATTTCCATGTGAAGAGTTTAAGTTAGAAATTTTTTAACGCGGTGAATTAGAGATGGCAAGTGCAAGTCCAGATCCAAGTCCAGATCCAAGTCCGAGACGTCGAGGTCGTAGTGCAGGTCCTCCAGTAGCGCTTCCAGCGCCTAAACCTCTAACGCCCGCTGAACTTGCACAGAAAGGTATTGATGATATTATAAAATATGTAGCAGAAGATCCTGTCTCAATTGAGTATGAAGATATTGTTAGACAAAAAGGAGACAGGCCGGCGCCTGTTGTTGGAAAACCAATGGTCGAATTGACAGAAATATTTCGTGAAATGTCAACAAATCCTGATCTACAAACACAAAAAGACAAATCGAAGCTTCAATTTGATAGGCTGCAAGATAAATTTAAATACGTTGAAAATGGTGAACCTGTTGATAGACCTGTTAGAAATCAAAAATATGTTTCTTGCAGAGAAGATTATGAAGTTGCATTATATCCCGTTTGCAAAAAACTTCAAGCTGCTTTAACAATTAGTTTAAAAGATCTTCGTGATACACAAACAGCTAAAATCAAGGCAGCAAATCCAATTAAAGACCCTGCTGCCCTAAGAAAGATTGATGATAAAGTTGGGGAAAGTGGTCTTGTTACTAATTCACAGATCTTTGGATCTGGAAGGGATCGGGGTTCTAGGTTTCAAATTCTTCCGGATTAATATTCTATAAAGTAGATGAGTGAAAACGTAAATGAAGAAAACGTAAATGAAGAAAACGTAAATGAAGAAAATGGAAACAATTCACAAAATATAACAAAAAAAATCATTAATTTATCAAGAAATTTAGGCTTAGGAAAAAATGGTCAAGATGGAAGTTTTAAATTTATGGATGGTTTTACTCAACAAAATGCAACTGATCTTTATTATGCAATAACAGGCCGCAAAACTCCTATTCAGTCAGCTCCTGGGAAAACAAGAAAAACAAATTTAGAATATTTTTTGCTACGTCTCTATTTGAAATCACTACGAGCAGAAAATATAAAACTAATTGAATCAAATTCTTCTTTAGGTTATCGTTCTGGCATTGTAAAAGTAGTTAAACAATTAATAAAAGAAGATGAAGAAGATGAAGAAGAAGCGAAAAGAATTATAAATGAATTATTAGACCTTGTTCAATTTAATCAGATAGAAAAGATTGTTTTTAAGAATCAAGCATTTCCTAATAAAGCTAATGTATAGTTTTTGTTGTTAAATAAATAATTGATACAAATAGGTATGAATTATTTATTGAAGTCTAAATATGCATTATATAGCGCAGTTATTTTCTTTCTCTTTGCAAATCCGTATACTTACACTTTAACACAAGGATTTTTTGGTCCATTATTCACAATTGCAAATGGTGATTGCCCAACAACATATGGTATCTTTTTTCACACATTCTTATTTTTCTTAGCAATGTTTGGTCTTATGACAGTTCCATCATTAGCTGCTGGTCAGTAACTCTTTCTTCATAATATCTGCTGCAATTTGTAGTAGTTGTTTCGCTGTAGTCGCAAATGAATATTTTTCATGCACAAATTTTGTAGGATTGTATGTATTTATTTTTTTAAGAAATTCTGGAAAATCTTCACGCCATTTTTCTTCAGTTGATTTCATACCACAATCTGTATCAGACCATGAACAAATACTCGTAACACTTCCTGACATCATAATGTTATTTCTTACATAGCTTTTCTTATCTATGCAAAAAATAGGACAATTGCAGGCCATTATTTCTAACGCAGCCAAACCTTGTGTTTCTTCATTGTCTAGCATAATACAAAATTTACTTTTCTGAGCCATATCACGTAACATATCCTGCTTGTAAAAATGATAGCAGATTAATCCTCCTTTTAATCCATAATAGTTTTGAAATAGATACGCCCAAACACTTTCCAATTGATCTGATTTTTGTGATTTATAATAAATAAAAAAATCATTCTGTTTTCTTTCTTTTAATGGTTGAAAATAAGATGTATCTACACCAGATTCCCATATATAAATATTTTTTGTATTTTCGATAAAAGACTTTTTTAAAGGAAAATATTGCTCCAACCAATCAATTACCCAAGTAGAATTGAATATATAATTTTTCCTGTGCTTCCATAATATATTTTCTTCGGGATTGGTATGCACATCAATTGCAAATGGATTTGGGCCAAATATTGTATTCTTTGGATACAATCTAGGATCCATTCCTGTATGAAATCCAATATTAATATCACCTTCATCATTTAATATAATTAATGAATTTGGTAGAACTTGTTTTAAACCTATTAATAATCCAATTAAAACTACTGCTGGTCCTCCTGCAGCAAAATGATTCGTATTTACCCAAATACCTATCCTCATTAATATTTACTTTTTAATAATCAATTATATTTTACGCGTTATAGCATAATTTCTTCATAAAGCGGCTTGAGTTCAGTATCCCAGACTAACTGGTGTGCATCCTTCTTAGCTTGTTGGCCATGTGCTTCTCTTAATGATGAATCTAGCAGATACTTTTCAATACTTAGACAATATTCATGCGGATCAACAGCATAGGCTGATCCACCAAGTGCACCGAATCCAATCGGAATATAATACTTTACATTTGCAGGCACTAAAACGCTATTACTTGCACTGCAAAACTCATTTAATCCAGGTAGATCTGGCACTACTTGGGGGATTCCAACACCCATCTGTTCAAGCTGGCAGAGACCGAATCCTTCACCCTCGGAAGTTGTTACACCGATATCAGCGGCATTATAAAGATTATTAATCTCTGTATCAGGAAGCGCCATATCGGCATTGCTTACCATTAGACGAGTTGCATACATATCAATAGAAACATTCTTCTCCCGCAGTTCATTGATATAGATCTCAAAGAGGGCATGACCACCCTTTTCACCCTTGTCGCAGACGCAGAGAAGGAAAATTGGCTTTGTCGGATACTTTGTAATGAGTTCAACAAAAGATATGATTAGTAAATCATAACGCTTGCGCGGAGAATTACGATTTAGATTTAGCATTAGGAAACCATTTGCAGGAATTCCCAGATTTTGGCGAACCTTCTGTCTGTCGACTTCCTTGAAGAGATCCGGTGAATATCCATGACGAAGAACGCGGACACGCGGCTTAGGTGCATCACCTAGTAACTGCTTCTCGAGAATTGTCTTCCACTTATCTGTGAATGCAAATACAACCGATGCTTCTCTGCGGATAATATCCAAAAACATAGGGCGTTGAACCTGATATACCTGATCCAAATAGATAATTAGCTTGTAACGACGTCTTTCATCCGCATTTAGCTGCTTGGACATTTCCTCTAAGAACTTGCAGATAACAAGCGCATCGTTATAAATTATAACTACATCGGGTTGAACCTGCTTGATTACTTCCGGAAGACGCTTATAGCCAAAACCTTGGTCAACAGGCTGCTCCATAGCCTGCGCGTCATAACTTACAACATTTGACGGATACGGGCGATAATCTTGAATATTTGTCTTGGCACGCTGAAAACCATAATGATGGACTTCAACATCCGTCTTCTTTGCAAGAAACTTGACCATGTTCCAAGTTACCTTGCTGTAACCCGTAAACTGCTGGATATGCGTTCCAACAAGCAAAACCTTCTTCTTGCGGTTCTGGCTCTGAATCATCATTTGCGACTCAACAGACTTCAGAACATCAGCTGAAATAGGACCATTTTGCGCTTGCAGAGAAGAAAGCAAGGCTATAAGATTTGAATTCATATAAATATTATAAGTTTCTTGGGTTTAAATACCGTGTGGATTTAAATAAAAAACACTAAATACTACTAGGTAAGATGCTTAAGAAGAAAACTATCTCAAAGAAATTAAAAGAGGAAATTTGGATACGGCATTTTGGAGAAATCTTTTCTGCAAAATGTCCTATTAGCTGGTGTTCTCATAAAATTACTGTTTTTTGTTTCGAAGCGGGTCATAATATTCCAGAATCAAAAGGTGGCAGAACTGCAATTGATAATTTAATTCCTATTTGCGGAGAATGTAATCGTGCTATGGGTGATCGGTATACAATTGATGAATTTAGTGCTCTTCATAAAGCATCAACATCATCTCCTATACCACGCACTTTCTTGCAGAGATTGTGTTGTTTTATGAGGCCACCTACCATTCCACAAAATGTAAGGGTTAAAAGAAATGTTAAAAGAACAAGTAAACATTTTTCTATTCGGAATTTGCTTTATAGATGAATTGTTTTAACATCCTGTTCATTAACCTTAGCTATACACATATTTTCTATATCATTTAATTTTGTTAGTATATTTGATGTAATTCGCAGCTTCTGATTCATCCAATATTTTGTTAAATTATCCTGTAATTGATCTAATACACTCTTGTTCGAGTATATTTGATTTATTGTGTTCAAGGCAGCAGGCCAGTCTTTCACCATTAAAATAACACCACTTCCAATTAATGTTTCATATACTTGATGCTCATTTGTATCAGATGTTATACAGATAGGAATACAACCCGATTCTAATGCTTCATATATACGATATGTCTCATAATTAACACCCTTAGGGCAAGGAATAAATACTGTGTCATTTAATGTATCCATATATTCTTTAGCTTCCTCTGCAGTTGGTGCTTTCCACGTCTTGAGAAGTTTCATTGAGTTTGGTTCAATTCTCGATAGATTTTGTAACATCTCAACACGGCCTGATTTATCAATTGAACCCGCAAAACTCCACACATATTTCCGCTCATTCATTTTCTTAAAATGACCCTTTAAACTTCTATTATTAACATATCCTAGCGGAATTGTAATTATTTTCTTTGTTGTCTTTATTTCACGGACATAATTTCTTAGAATCAATTCTACTGCAGGATGCTCATAAATTTCTAAATTATCATTCAGGAATTCATCGCTAATATGAACTAATACTGCTTTCTTATTTTCAGAATGAAGCGAATTCAGTTTTTCTAGAATTATATCTTTCGTTCTTTCCCACTTCTGAATCATTAAAAAATGAATTGCATGATTTCCAATATACTCATTGCCATATGCAATAAATTCAATTGGTCTACTTATGATTTCTTCTAACCATTCTTTTTCAAGACAAGTATTATTATGATTTGGAATAAAATACCATAAAGGAATACCATTCTTAATAAAAGAGGCATTTGGTATGGAAGATATTCCGGGCGCTCCCCCAATAATGTCATTTGAAATTTTATTGAGTAGTTCTTCAAGACATGCTTGAATTATTTGATTTGTAGATTTATTTTTAAGAGTAGTTAGACAATTTTTCAGCTCTTCCTTTTGTATAGTTGAATATTTTACTGATTGACTTGTTAATATTTGTAATATAACTCTAAACCAATTATTATTAGATTCATTCGATTCGCACTTATTGTATATGTTCTCTAAAAAAGATTGACTTAGATTTAAAAATTCTTGCAGCTTGCCTTGAGCCAGCATTAAAAGAATTGTATTTGCTTGAATATTTGAGTCATCCATTATTAAGTCATGTACTCCAGATTCCTTTATGTTTTCCTCAACATTCGGGTCAAAGTGTTCATTATTATTCCATAAATCAGAGTCAAAATTGTCTTTTCTGTCAAAATTGTTAAATTCTGATTTTTGATATCTAGGATCAAGGTCTTGGAAACAGCCTGCGACAATTGGTCTCATAAAATAAATATTTAACTCTTCCATGTGATTTACAATCATATGATCTCCACTTGTAAAAATTCCTTTCTCTTCAATAATCTTTTGCAGCTTTTTTGCACCTCTAGCAAAAAGAATATAGGAGTAGTTGCAAGAATGAAAATATCTGCGTTTTTGACCCGGTTGGAATAGATCATTTTCCTTAATTCTTACAAAAAATTGGTTTACAGATTCAATCACTGTTGCAAATACATCTTTATTTGGCGGTAAAATACCTCCTAAATAGATAACATCTGCATCATCTGGAATCATGGTAGATGCTTGTTTCCATATATCTATCCATTGCGGATGAAATCGAACATCATCTTCTAAAATTAAATACGAATATGCAAGATCACTGTAAGAAGATAATTGTTTCCACAATGTATTATGACTTATAGCGCATCCTACAACAGCTTTTTTCCATTTGAAATCATTATTTCTGAAAAGATGCTTTATTTCAGGTGTTAATTGCAGAGTTAGTCCATTACACGCAGGATGGCGCTTAACTCTATTTGCCATATAGTGATGGAATTCTTTGAAAGACTTATATCTATCTTCACGACGATCCAAATTAATAACGTAGGCTTCATTTATTGATTGTGTAAATTCTTTCTTAGGAATTATCATTTTTGGTCTAGGACTATTATCAACCAATACCTTACCTCTATGAAGATAGAAAGGAACTTTCAGATCAACGGCTTCGTTGTAATCATGAGCTACATATTGTTGGAATTGTTTACGGGGAAAATTATTTCTAAAACTTAAGACACTTAAGATTGACTGATCATGACGATGACCATAATATCCTTCAACCATATGATCTATCCATTTATCACCTACAATTATTTCTTTGATTTTTGTGTATAAATATGCAATTTTATAATAATTAACTACTTTTTGGTTATTAATATTCCATGCAGAAAATCCAGCAGAAATCTGTCTTGAATCTAACTCTTGTGTTGAGCATGTCATAAGCTGTTTGAATACTTTATGGCAAAAGTTGTTATTTGTGCAAAGAGGATTGTCAATTTCTAGAAGAAAAACTCCATCATCTTCAACACTTTTAATAATATCTTGTATTGGTGTCATAACTAGAATACCTATATCTAAATACATACCTGAATTTCCTTTTTCAATTTCATTATTAATTATCCAGAGTTTCCACGCAAAATGCGCAGTATTCCAATAATCAGGCCAAAAAGTTAGCTTCTCATCTGATTCGGGAAAAGGTTCTACTTGCATTTTAGGATATGTCTTTAGTAAATCTTGTATTTTATCCGTTGTTAAGTCTGACCAATAATAGACTTTAAGGTTTTCTTCTTTTATTCCATTTTGAAGAAGACCATCGGCCCAAATATAGATACCAGTAAAATATAAATTATTTACAGCACTTATAAATTTAAAATTGTTTTCTAGTGTAGTTTTTTTCTCAACTTGAGCTTGGACTGGAGGAAGAGGCTGAGCTTGGACTGGAGGAAGAGGCTGAGCTTGGACTGGAGGAGGAGGCTGAGTTTGGACTGGAGGAGGAGGAGACAGAGACACATTAACAATATCAACAATAGTCTTTGCCAACCGATTCATTTGCTTTCTTGCATATTCTTCCGACTTAGGCGGAAGTGCAGGAACTGCAAACATTTGTAGCCATTTTGCAACATCTTCATCAACTGATTTTATTTCAGAACGAATTTGGTCCCATGATTTACCATGTGTATTTATACCTCCAGCAGGATCAAAATCACGACTTAGGTCCGGATCTCCCCAGTAGATAGGAATGCATCCTGCAGCCTTTGCATGAAAATATTTTTCTGTAATATATCCGGGATTTTGTTCATTTTCAAATGTTATACTGAATTTATAGCTTTGCAAGAAAGTATGTTTAATTAATTCACCACCTCCACCACCAAGTCCACCTTCCAACTTATGACCCATATTATTTTGATATGCACCAGCGGAATCAACATTCTTGTATTTGGAAATTTCTGGTAATGCAACATTTCTATATTCATTTTTAGGATTGCTAACAATATAAGAACAGAATTTATCCTTCTTTGCAATAAAACTTAATGAAGGTTTACAGCATGTTTCATATGGAATCGGTTTAGGATTCTGAATCTTGTTCGGATCTGCACCAAACCAATCGACTTCAAGAATCCATAGAGGAATACGGAGTGTTTTCTCATTCAATTCGGGATGATGACCCACACTCATAATTAGATCTGGTCCACCAATATGAGGAGAATTTTCACCACTGAAAAAAAGTTTGGGCGTATTTGAATATTTTCTAAAATTATCACCAAACGGACCAAAAATAACAAGCTGAGGAGACAAAGGATCAATAATTAATTCAATACCAAGATTTTCCCTCTTAATATAATCCTCAACGAGTAATGTAAAAAAATTATAATTGGGATTGAATTCAGCCCACATGTCTGAAAATGTAATTCGTAGCGTTTTACCCGTTGAAATTTGTTTGAGAAGAGGTAAGTTGTTAGAAAGTGCTTGTCTAAAAAAATTCATATGCTTATCACTTTTATAATCATATGCTGTCAAACAGAAAAGCTTTCTTAAACTTTGCGATTCTGTGGAAAAAAAATTACTATTTGTTATTAAATCATTAATAAGTTCATCGTATCTAACTTTTGCAGAATCAATCTCATTGAAAAAATAATAGTATCCACCAGATTTCTTTAACCCCTTCTCAACGATTTCAGAGTTATGGATCATAGGAATATCTAACCACAATGCATCTAGCAGAAGATGTTTCATTGACTTCCATCTTTGATGCGTAATTAAAACACTCTTAAACTTTCTTAACTCCGGAATCGGTATGCGGCCTACAAAATTTCCAGAAACATCCGTTTTAGGAAATAGATTTGATAATATATTGTTTTTAAAATATGCGTTTTTCTTGAGGGTTTCACCATTTGAAACAATCCAATCAACCTTTGCTGCATCATTAATCTCTGCAATGATGCATAAGGGAATGATGCAATTACTCGTATTTGTATTATTGCTTTCTAGCACACAACAATGAATAGTTTTATTATTATTTTGATTCCACTTCTGCAAGCTGTTTTTCTTGCAGTATAGATCTAGTGTTTCATGTTCCCAAATCCAAGGAACAAATCTGACAGGTAGATTATAGATTCTTTCAATATAAATCCGATTATCGTCTGAATAACACTCAGGAATCCACACTTCAGCAATATTTTTCATTTTTCGGATAAAATTACTGTAAAAATAAACGACACCTTCCATATCATTAAAAAGTGGTTGAGTATGAAACCACATAATGCACTTTTTGGATATCTTTTGCCTTATTATATCGGGTGTGTAAAATGAAATTTCAAATAAGATATCGAATTGTTTCGATGTTGAAAGAAAAGCATCAATTGACATAAGTGTAATTTTCTTTTCTGCAAGTAACTCTTTTATTTCAACAAACTGGTTAGGGTTTCCTGTCGGTGAAAGAAAAGAAACAGTATGTCCATTTTCACAACACCAAAATGCAAAAGAAAGAGCAGTTCTGTTACTTCCTTTTGCAAATACGCTATCTGTGTCTAACACATTGAATCCAATCAACATCCTAATAATAGAAAGTAGGAATCGTTTAAACTTTTTACGCGCTCGTTTTAAGTGGAACGGCGTCATTTATTAGTTTGAGCCAGGCTTGCTGATTTTCCGAATTATAGGGTGAAAATCTCCATGTTAATTCTTGTGCCTGTGATTTATAGATTTCTTTCCGGATAACATGATTTGTAAAAATATCTTCTATTGCGGCGACTGCTGAATCTAGATTGTTATTTTCGTAATAATAGCCATAATCTTTAAAACATGAAAAATTATGAACAACTGGAAATCCCATATACATATGTTCCAAAAAACTGTAGTTATATTCGTTATTTACCGTATACTGAATAATTATATTGTTATTAAGATGTTTTGAAACTGTTATAACATCAGCTCTTGGCAATAGATGGAGTTTTCCTGCTTTGAATAATTCAAGGTCTGGAAGAATATTTTGAGAAAAAAAAGGATTATTCTTTAATTTATCTCCGTTTATCACAACACAGTCTTGCACTAAATGCGGGGATTTCTTAAAAAGAGCCTCAATTATTAAAATTGGTATAAAACTATTTTTCTGAAAACTAATATTTGGTTCCATAACTGTAAAACTATAAGGAGGTGCAAGACGATGTTGATAAATGTCTTTATTTGCTTGAACAAAACGGGAATCCCAGACATATGGGCAGATTTTGGCTTTAGAAGTAATTCCATTAATTCTTCCTGCATAGGTTCTATGCGCCCAGTAATGAGGTGAAACCCATATCTCATCTAAACCACCAATTACATGATGACTGAAATTCATTTCAGGATAAAACATGGGGGTTTCAATATCAATATTCAGAATATTTCCCAAATACACTTTAATAATTTTTGCTCCAATTGTTCTAAAAGCATTCCTAATATTGTCAGCGCATGACATTCCCAATTCAATATATGCAAAAAGACGAAAAGGTGACTTAATGAAGGTTTCCATATCAGTTACTCGAATTGACTTGTGTAGCTCAGAATCAGGATTATTTTTAATTGAATCAACAAAGAAAAATGGTTGATACCCGGCTGCTTCAAACATTGTGTATAATACAAATACATTTTGAAAAAGTCCATTCGCCCAGAGATGATGGTCTGGAATCTTTGTTGTAGTAAGAAAGATTGCTTTAATCTCTGATGATGTTTTCACATTTGATAATTCAAATTTGGGTTTTAAAATAGGTTGAATTGCTGTTTCTTCTGCAAAACCCATTATAATATTATTTCATTCTAATTTGTGAATCTTTACGCGGCAGCCTGTAATAATTAACCCTGTATTTTATAGGGTGCGATATGTCAACAATATTATTTTTTACAAGCGATCGTATCGCTTTTACTAATGTTTCTCCAACTAAAAATGCAGAAACGATTCTATTTGTGCCGGATCCAGCACTAGGTAATTCGTTATTTATTGGAAATAGCACAATGATAACATATGATGCTTATTGTAATATATCCACATTTGATGGATCCAAGGGATTAATGACTATTAATACAAATACATACCAAATTGGAATAGGCACTAGTTCACCAACAACTGCGTTTGATGTAGTAGATAGTCGTGGAATAAATATTGTTGGTCCTGCTAATATAACTGGAACTGTTCAAGCTTCTTATTTTTACGGATCTGCGATTGGTTTAACAAATATACCTGCTTCCCGAGTTGTTGGAACATTTGCATCAGCTAACTTTTCAACAAATACAATTCCAGCGGCAGCAATTATTGGTGGCGGATTTAATTCTTCTAGCACATTTACAAGTTATCTTACAGCTTACTCTAGTATTTCTACTCTTGCAATTAGCACAAGCATAATTACCGGCGAAGTCTTCACAGTTAGCACACTTAATGTTGGGACAATAAGCAGTGCATCTCTTGCAAGTCTTGTTGGAGGAACCGGTAATTTTAGCACACTTAATACAAGTTCAATTAATATCAATTACTTATCATCGGCAACTGGATTTGTAAGTAGTTTCACAGCAGGATCATTGAATGGTGGAAATGCACAATTTAGTGTTATCGTAACTAGTTCATTAAATTCTGGTTTTGCCACCTTCTCATCTATCAGTTCTGTGACGGGATTTATGTCAACATTAACAGTAAATTCATTGACTGCACTTGGCTACATAAACATGGGTGGTATAGTTGCAACATCATTGAGCACATTTAATATAAATACAAGTTCTTTTCTAGCATGTAATATTGTTACAAATCAAATATCTTCTGTGTATGGCTATATTAATAATTTAAGTGCGACGACAGTTGCTACAACAGGTCTTGCAACTCTCGGTGGCGGCATATCAACTACAAGCATAAGCACTCAAAATGCATATATTGGAAATCTAACAATTGGTTCAGAGTCGGATGTAGGAGCCCTGAATATTGGAGGCTTGGTAACTGCTGGTGGAGGTATATCTACGACAACAGTTAGTTCTCAACTTGGGTTTTTCTCATCTTTAACTGTAAACTCCTTAACAATTGGTCCATCTCTTGGATTTTTGATCATGAATGATATTATAACAAATTCAATAAGCACAAATAAAATTAATGCAAGTAGTATTACTACTTCCACACTTAATTTAAATACTTTGAGTGCTTCCTACGGTGTATTCTCCACTATTAGTGTAGCAAATGCATATGTTGGTAACTTAGTATTAGGTGGATCATTAACAGTAGCTGGTATCTCAACAACATCAATTAGCACAGGTGCAGCCTATGTGACATCTCTTACAATTGGTTCTGAATCAGATGGTGGAGCCTTGAATATTGGTGGACTTGCTAGTTTGCTTGGTGGCCTATCAACTACAAGCATTAGCACCCAAAATGCATATATAAATAACTTAACTTTAACTGGTGCATTTAATCCTACAGGTGGCATATCTACTACAAGCATTAGCACAGGAGCAGCCTATGTTACGTCCCTTACAATTGGTTCTGAATCAGATGGAGGCGTCTTGAATATTGGTGGACTTGCTAGTTTGGGTGGTGGTATATCAACTACAAGCATAAGCACAGGTGCAGCCTATGTAACTTCTCTAATTGTTAATGCCTTAACTGCAGGTGGAGTTTCAACACTAACAATTAGCACTGGGTTCATAACAGCTTCAAATATAAGCACAAATACAATTGCTGGAAATACAGGTTTTTTTTCATCATTAACAGTAAATTCATTACAAATTGGTGCAGGAGATTCTTTTACAACATTTGGAGATGTAATTACAACATCAATTAGTAACACTGGTGTGCTAAATCAAAATAATCAAGTAACAGTATATGGTAATAATTTAGCGACCTTTCAAGGTGGTATTTCAACAACTTCTATTAGCACTGGAGCAGCCTATGTGACATCTCTTACAGTTGGTTCCGAATCGGATGGAGGAGCCTTAAATATTGGTGGACTTGCTAGTTTACTTGGTGGTATATCTACTACAAGCATTAGCACAGGCGCAGCCTATGTGACATCTCTTACAATTGGTTCTGAATCCGATGGAGGCATCTTGAATATTGGAGGATTAGCTACTTTGGGTGGTGGTATATCTACTACAAGCATAAGCACACAGAATGCATATATAAATAATTTAACTTTAACTGGGACATTTAATCCTACAGGTGGAATTTCAACTACAAGCATTAGCACAGGCGCAGCCTACGTGACATCTCTTACAATTGGTTCTGAATCCGATGGAGGCGTCTTGAATATTGGAGGATTAGCTACTTTGGGTGGTGGCATATCAACTACAAGCATTAGCACAGGCGCAGCCTACGTGACATCTCTTACAATTGGTTCTGAATCAGATGGTGGAGCCTTGAATATTGGTGGACTTGCTAGTTTGCTTGGTGGCCTATCAACTACAAGCATTAGCACCCAAAATGCATATATAAATAACTTAACTTTAACTGGTGCATTTAATCCTACAGGTGGAATTTCAACTACAAGCATAAGCACGGGTGCAGCCTATGTTACATCTCTTACAATTGGTTCTGAATCCGATGGAGGCGTCTTGAATATTGGAGGATTAGCTACTTTGGGTGGTGGAATTTCAACTACGAGCATTAGCACTGGTGCAGCCTATGTAACATCTCTTACAATTGGATCCGAATCAGATGGTGGAGCCTTGAATATTGGTGGACTTGCTAGTTTACTAGGTGGTATATCAACTACGAGCATAAGCACGCAGAATGCTTACATACAAAATCTTACAATTGGTGGTGAAAGCGATTCTGGAGGATTATCTACAAATACTCTTACAACTACTGGACAAACAACGCACCAAGCAAATGTATCAATTACAACTGGTGGCTTGAATGTTGGTGGTTTAGCTATCTTGAGCAATGGCATATCTACGACAAGCATAAGCACTGGAGCAGCCTATGTTACGTCTCTTACAATTGGATCCGAATCAGATGGAGGAGCCTTGAATATAGGTGGGCTTGCTAGTTTGCTAGGTGGTATATCTACTACGAGCATAAGCACTGGAGCAGCTTATGTAACTTCTCTTACAATTGGTTCTGAGTCAGATGGAGGAGCCTTGAATATTGGTGGACTTGCTAGTTTACTAGGTGGTATATCAACTACGAGCATAAGCACGCAGAATGCTTACATACAAAATCTTACAATTGGTGGTGAAAGCGATTCTGGAGGATTATCTACAAATACTCTTACAACTACTGGACAAACAACGCACCAAGCAAATGTATCAATTACAACTGGTGGCTTGAATGTTGGTGGTTTAGCTATCTTGAGCAATGGCATATCTACGACAAGCATAAGCACTGGAGCAGCCTATGTTACGTCTCTTACAATTGGATCCGAATCAGATGGAGGAGCCTTGAATATAGGTGGACTTGCTAGTTTGCTTGGTGGTATATCAACTACGAGCATAAGCACTGGAGCAGCTTATGTAACTTCTCTTACAATTGGTTCTGAGTCAGATGGAGGAGCCTTAAATATAGGTGGACTTGCTAGTTTGCTAGGTGGTATATCCACTACGAGCATAAGCACACAAAATGCATATATAAATAATCTAATTTTGACTGGAGCATTTAATCCAACTGGTGGCATATCTACGACAAGCATAAGCACTGGAGCAGCCTATGTTACGTCTCTTACAATTGGATCCGAATCAGATGGAGGAGCCTTGAATATAGGTGGACTTGCTAGTTTGCTAGGTGGTATATCCACTACGAGCATAAGCACTGGAGCAGCTTATGTGACATCTCTTACAGTTGGATCTGAGTCGGATGGTGGAGCCTTGAATATAGGTGGACTTGCTAGTTTGCTAGGTGGTATATCTACTACGAGCATAAGCACACAAAATGCATATATAAATAATCTAATTTTGACTGGAGCATTTAATCCAACTGGTGGCATATCCACTACGAGCATAAGCACTGGAGCAGCTTATGTGACGTCCCTTACAGTTGGTTCTGAGTCAGATGGAGGAGCCTTGAATATAGGTGGACTTGCTAGTTTGCTTGGTGGTATATCCACTACGAGCATAAGCACTGGAGCAGCTTATATGACATCTCTTACAGTTGGTTCCGAATCGGATGGTGGAGCCCTGAATATTGGTGGACTTGCTAGTTTACTAGGTGGTATATCCACTACAAGCATAAGCACACAGAATGCATATATAAATAACTTAACTTTAACTGGGACATTTAATCCAACTGGTGGCATATCTACAACATCGATAAGCACTGGAGCAGCTTATGTGACGTCCCTTACAGTTGGTTCTGAGTCGGATGGAGGAGCCTTGAATATTGGTGGACTTGCTAGTTTGCTAGGTGGCATATCTACAACATCGATAAGCACTGGAGCAGCTTATGTAACTTCTCTTACAGTTGGTTCCGAATCGGATGGTGGAGCCCTGAATATTGGTGGACTTGCTAGTTTACTAGGTGGCATATCTACAACATCAATAAGCACTGGTGCAGCCTATGTAACATCTCTTACAATTGGATCTGAATCGGATGGTGGAGCCTTGAATATTGGTGGACTTGCTAGTTTACTAGGTGGTATATCAACCACGAGCATAAGCACGCAGAATGCTTACATACAAAATCTTACAATTGGTGGTGGAAGTGATTCTGGAGGATTATCAACAAATACTCTTACAACTACTGGACAAACAACGCACCAAGCAAATGTATCAATTACAACTGGTGGCTTGAATGTTGGTGGTTTAGCTATCTTGAGCAATGGCATATCTACGACAAGCATAAGCACTGGAGCAGCCTATGTTACGTCTCTTACAATTGGATCCGAATCAGATGGAGGAGCCTTGAATATAGGTGG